ATCCCCGAAATCTCGCAGGATGGTGCCATCCTCAAAATCGAACACGGCGATGGGTCGATCACGCTGTCACTGGACGGCAAGCCAATCAAAGACCCAGACAACGAGAAGACACCGCCAGAGGGCTGGTTCGACAACCTTGTTGACGAGATCGATGACATTGAACTCCAGAACATTGCCGATGACCTCATCCGTGGGGTGTCCGATGACCTTGAGAGCCGCAGCGAGTGGATCGAAGACCGCGCCCAAGGCATCAAGCTGTTGGGCCTTAAGATCGAAATACCTGGACTAAACGGTGCTGCCGATGGTGCGCCCGTAGAAGGCATGTCAAAGGTGCGCCACCCGCTGCTGCAAGAGGCAGTGCTGCGCTTCCAAGCCAACGCACGGTCTGAACTGCTGCCCACCGATGGCCCCGTCAAAATCCGCGATGACGCAAACGGCAGCACCGTCCAGCGCGACGAGATTGCCAACGCGCTTGAGAAGGACATGAACCACTACCTGACCAGCACGGCGCGTGAGTATTACCCCGACACAGACCGCATGCTGCTGATGCTGGGCTTTGGCGGCACATCCTTCAAGAAGGTGTACTTCTGCCCGCTGCGCAACCGCCCCGTCAGCGAGAGCGTGGACGCCGACAACCTGATCGTAAACAGCGCCGCAACCGACCTGTCAAACGCCAAGCGCGTCACGCACCGTGTGTTCATGCGGCCCAGCACGGTCACGCGCCTGCAGATCATCGGCATCTACAGTGACACCGAACTGGAGACACCCAACGATGTCACGCCTGATGCCGCTCAAGATGCCAAGAGTGCGCAGCAGGGCATCACCGCCACATCGTCCAACCCCGATGACCGCGACCGCGAGATTTACGAGGTCTACTGCGAGTTGGACATCAAGGGGTACGAACACAAATACAAGGGCAAGGTGACTGGCCTCGAAATCCCGTACCGTGTTACCATCGACGTGTCTTCGCGCAAAATCCTGTCCATCACCCGCAACTTCGATCAGGACACCGCCGACCTGCCCGAAGCCCGCACCAACTTCGTCAAGTACACCTTCGTGCCAGGTCTGGGCTTCTATGACATCGGCCTGCTGCACATCTTGGGCAACACCACCAACGCCATCACCGCAGCGTGGCGCGAACTGCTGGACGCTGGCATGTACGCCAACTTCCCAGGGTTCCTGATCAGCGACACGGGATCACGCCAGAACACCAACATCTTCCGCATCCCGCCAGGTGGGTCGGCCCAGATCAAGACGGGTGGTATGCCCATCAATCAGGCCATCATGCCCCTGCCGTACAAGGAGCCATCGGGCGCTCTGATGGCGCTGGTGGAGAACATGTCCCAGACTGGCATGCGCGTGGGTGGTACATCCGAGGCTCAGGTTGGCGAGGGCCGCGCCGATGCCCCAGTTGGCACCACGCTGGCCATGATCGATCAGGCCACCAAGATCATGAACGCCGTCCACAAGCGCATGCACAGCGCGCAGGCCGAGGAGTTCTCGCTGCTGTTGAAGTGTTTCCGCGAGCATCCCGAAAGCTTCTGGCAGCGCAACCGTAAGCCCACCCTCCAGTGGAATGAGGAACTATTCATTCAGGCCATCAATGACGTTGAATTGGTGCCGCAGGCTGACCCCAACACGTCCAGCCACGCCCAGCGCGTGATGAAGATCATGGCGCTGAAGCAGTTGCAGGCCGCAAACCCGCAAATGTACGACGAGGAGGCCATCGACAAGGCAGCCCTGCGCGCCATCGGCTGGTCAAACCCTGAGCAGTTCCTCAAGCCAGCGCAGGCCAAGCAACCGCCGCCTGAGTTCTTGAAGGGCGTTGAGGAGATCAAGATCGCCCACCAGAAGGCTGACGCTGACACGCTGCGCGCCCAAGCCACGATGCTGTCTGCGCAGTCGAAGTCAGGCGCGCCGCAAGGGCCACAGGGGCCGCAGGCAGACCCAGCGAAAATGATGGCCGAGCAGAACAAGGCCCGCCAGATGGAATACGGCATGCAGCGCGACCAGATGAACGACCAGAACCGCGACCTCGACCGCGAGAAGGACTTGCGGGTCAAGCAGATGGAAGTAGACCGCGACCAAATGAATGACGCTGTTCGAATGCAGCATGAGCGTGATATGCAAGAGCGTGACCACGCCCAAGAGGCGGTCAAACTGGCGATGCAAATCAAGAAGCAGGGGCAGTAAATGGACAGAGACAAGGCAATCCGTTCGGCAAGACTCACCCTCAGTGGCATGCTTGAAAAGAACCGCCACGCCACGGCAGTGGGCCGCGCGGGTGGCCAAGTCTCACCGTCCAGATACCTGCCCGATGTCCCCCGCGCCGTCCACGCAGATGGTGGCAAGGTGGCATTCCAGCAGGGCAACCACCCAGACGTTCCTGATGTCATGTATCACGGCACTGGCGCAGGTAATGACTTCTCGTCGTTCTCAATGCCTGGCAATAAGACTGGACGCAAGACTGGCGGCAACGCAATTTACCTATCCACCAGTCCAGATGTGGCAAGCACATTTGCAAATTATGGCGAAAAACCTCGCGTCATGCCTCTGCATGTCAGTGCCAAGAATCCGTTTGATTTCAGAAATTCAGATCACATGGATTCATTGCAAGGCGCTCTGACAAAGAATTTCAAAAACTGGTTCCCAGGTGCGATGTATGGGCCGCAAACCGCGATTAATTGGATGCGCGGCGGAGACTTTGGCCTACTTGAAAACAACAACGTAAGATCGTGGATGAAGCGTCAAGGGCATGACAGCTACTTTGTAACGGAGGGCGAGGACAAGCCTTTAAATTTGGCTGTTCTTGACCCCAAGCAGGTGAAGTCCGCAATCAGCAACAACGGTGACTTTGACCCAACCAACCCAGACATCACCAAAGCAGACGGTGGCCCCGCCATGTTTGAGGGTATCCACCCAGAACTCCAAGGCGAGGGCGGCGCACCGCTTGACCTGTGGCATGGCACTGCACAAGACAAAGGGTTTGAGGCGTTTGACGATGCCAAGCTCGGAGTGCGCGATGTTGGCTTTTTTGGCCGTGGGCATTACCTTACGCCAGTCCGTGAGGGCGCAAAAGAGTACGCTGGAGATGGGACTGTAATTGGCCCACTCCATGCTGCGCTAAAGAACCCCTACATCTGGGACTTGTCAGATGAAGGTAAATCCAGCAGGACGTTGCGCGACCTGCAATCCATGGGGATTATGCAGCATAAAGAAAAACTCAAACCTTGGGATACCCTTGAGGAACACCACATCGAGCCGTTCATGGCGGAGATGAAAAAGCGCGGCCACGATGGTGTGGTGGTAAAGACTGGCCACGAGTGGCTGCCCAATGGCATCTCAGAGGTGGTGGCGTTCGATCCACGGTCGATCAAGCACAAAGAGGCCGAGGTATTTGACCCCACCGACCCCCGCATCCGCCGTGAGGCTGGCGGTGAGGTTGCCAAGGCAGATGGTGGCCCCGTCATGGGATATGTCCCGATGGCATCCCTGACCGTGCCACGGCTTGCCGTTGCGCGCGCGCCAGTGCAGCAGCAGCAAGCGCCTGCGGCGAGGTTCAGCGAGTCCCTGAACTCCCTGATGGACACGGTCGAGGGCTTCAAGAAGAAGCCAGAGGCTGATGCGGCAGTGGAATCGCCCAGCGCAGCCAGTGAGGGCCACGGGCCGCAGGGCATGAGCGAGGCGGCGGCGGCAGCATACGGCAAGCTGACTGACGCATGGGGGCAACCCCTCACCGTTGTCAGCGCCTACCGCGACCCAGAGAAGAACCAAGAGGTTGGCGGCGCAAAGGGCAGCCAGCACCTGCATGGCAACGCATACGACATCGACACGTCAGGGCTTTCCTATGAGGATCGCCTGCGCCTTGCTGATGAGGCGTGGAATGCTGGCTTCAGGGGTGTTGGCTTTTACGATAATAACATGCACTTTGATGTCGGTGACCCGCGCGCGTGGGGGCCATCTTACAGCAGAGACAGCATTCCAGAGTGGGCGCAAGATTGGGCAAACACTCGCTACAGATACGCAAACGGAGGCCGCACGTTGGACAAGTCTGGCCTGTACAGCAAAGCCCTTGAGGTTGCCCGCAACATCCAGCAGCAGCGCGGCACCCCAGCGCAGTTTATGGCGCAGTTGAAGAACTCCAAGGGTGTGAAGCCCGCAGAGATCGAAGCTATCGGGATGCCATCTGGCGACAAGATGACGCGCGATGAATTCGTCCAGCACATCGCCAGCAATGTTCCAAAGCTCTCGACTGCGCAGTACGGGGAAAACCCACATTACCTGCACCACGGCGAGCAGAAATTCATGCGCGATACGTGGATGAAGGAAGACTTGTCTCCTGAAGATGAGGAGAAAAGAAAGGCCCTCCAGATGCGCCGAGAGGCAATGCCAAACCCAGAAGTAAATTCTTTGGGCAACGAGATCGAGCCTCAATACGAAGAGTATTCCACACCTGGGGGAGAAAATTACAGGGAGCGCGTCATAAAATTAGAGGGGGACAATCAGTACCAGTCCAGCCACTGGGATGCCCCTAACGTCCTTGCTCACATCAGGATGAAAGACCGTGACGCACCCAACGGGGACAGGCTTCTGCATGTCGAGGAAATCCAATCGGATTGGGGTCAAGAGGGCCGAAAGAAGGGTTTTCACGATCCTCAAAACCCGTATGAGGTCATCCACATGGGAACAGGTCAAGTTGTATCCAAGCACCCAAGCTTTGATTCCATGATGGAGTCAACTCAAGGAGAGCCAAATTATCAAGATTTTGACTACGTCAACGCAGCAACCAGAAAAATCCCAGCCGCGCCATATGTCCAGAACACCCAGCACTGGACTGACTTGGCTATGAAGCACATCATGCGCGAAGCAGCCCTT